TATGTAAAGGGGGGGACCTTCAATTTGCCGTTCATTGGAGTCCCACATGTAAAAAAAATATTAATAATGATGATTATGTTACTAAAGATGCGACTCGTGTAGGGGGGCCTTGGAAACACAATGACGTCCAGAATTACATTCCGCGCCAGATTCGTGAAATCAAAGACCTCTACCTTTGGCAAGAACAAATTAAACAACAAGTAGCCGTGTGGAATACACGGGATATTAATGTAGTATATTGCGAAGGAGGGAATATTGGTAAATCAACGTTGATAGGTTATTTACGGGCATATGGATTAGCGAGATGCTTACCACCTGTGAATGATTATAAGGATTTTATGAGAATGGTTTGTGACCTTCCAACTGCTAGATGTTACTGTATTGACATGCCTAGGGCTATGAATAAAGATAGGTTGCACGGCTTTTATACGGGTGTGGAATGTATTAAGGACGGCTACGCTTACGACGATAGATATAAATTCAGAGAAAAAGTATTTGACTGCCCTAATGTCTGGATTTTTTCAAACCAATTGCCCGATGAAAGTATGCTGTCTGGTGATAGATGGCGCATTTGGGAGGTAGATGGAGAAACCAAGAGTTTAAAACCTTATGAACCCCCTGTTGATGACTTGGATAAGTGCCTGATAGGAGAGTTTTGAGGCGCTGGCGCTGTAACAATGTTCTCAAAACTCTATATAGTACTCTTTTAAGTAGTTGGCTCATTTGGCTCAAATTAGCCGTATAAGCACTAATGGTCGCCTTCAGGCTTCGCCCTGAAGTTGCGACCTGGTGCTTACACTAGAGAACCGGGCAGTGACGAAATGAGCCTTTGGCTCATTTAGCATCCCTACTCAGTCTTCGGCGTCGCCTGCGGCTCACAGCCTACGAGTCGCTGCGCTCCTATATAGTTCTCATGTGGAGATAATATAAATCAGAGATTTATATTCTATCCTAGCGGATTAAAGGTAGATACCTTAGACTGTCATTTTATAGTAGTCTTTAACCAGAAGTGATAGATTTACAGTTTCTAGATCAGCACTGACACCATTATTCACTATAACCAAAAATTGTAATTTTTCGTTTTGTTCGTCAATGTAACCTATTTGGGACGCATTTACAGCTTTGAATCCCTGGTCGTTATTTCCAGCAGAATTGAGTCCTTGTTGATTGAAACATTTTATTACACCACCGGGTTTTAGTCTAATGCTGCCTGTAACGACAACAGCGTTATTTTTGGCATTAGTATTGGCAGGATTAACATTTACAGATAAATTAGTTGAGCCAGGGTGGCTGAAATTTACTTCACGTTGGTAATCTACGTTCCAGAATTTTTTATTAAATACTGTTCCCATAACATCAGGGTGAGTTATGTAATCGGTTCCCTCAGTTAGGTTGGCACCACGGCCAGGGTCCGTTGCACCGCCAGCCTTAAGATTTCTATCTGTAATCAATTGGTCGGCTTGTCTTTTTTTGGGACTTATGACAAATATGGAGTATGTGGAAAATGAAGGCTCTTCAGATACCAATCTATATTTTAAGACCCCCCCCAGGTGATTGGCCTCATTGGAATTTCTAGCTGCCGTAGAAGACCCAAATATAGGCCCCTTTTTATAAGTTGGCTGCGCGGCTATTCCTAGATTGTCGCTCCATGATATGCGCTTATCAGGTAAAGCGGCATTTAGTAAAGTTGATTGCCCGAATACGTTACACATGCTTTTAGGCAATGGGCAGATGTATGCGGTAGTCCCTGATACCAGAGAATCAACACTTAAATTGTTTCTATTCCAGACTGTTTGGACGGTTTCATATTGTGATTTAGTTAGACTGGTTATTTGTTTGCTTAAGCTCATGATTTGCTTGGACTGAGCACGAGCTCCTGTCCTACGCTTGATATTCTTTCTTTTCAAGGTACGGGGCTTACGCTTGTATGGCATTTATATATTAGCATGAGAAAAAAAATTTGATTACAAATTTAAAACATTTTTCTATAATATAAGAAATGACTACTCAGATATATGGTTACGATTTTACAATCCCGGAGGCAAAGGCCCCCCCCTTAGAAAGATTAAAATGTTGGCTTAATGCCAATTTTAAAAGTTGGAGCTTTCAGCTTGAAGCAGGTTCGGATGGATATCGGCATTATCAAGGTAGGGGGTCACTAATCGTTAAAAAACGATTGAGCGAAGTGGTGAAGATTGACAGAGGCAAAGTATGTAAAGGGGGGGACCTTCAATTTGCCGTTCATTGGAGTCCCACATGTAAAAAAAATATTAATAATGATGATTATGTTACTAAAGATGCGACTCGTG